TAATGAACTTGTTTGTTTAGTAGAAATCAAATTATTGTAAGAAAGTAAATCTGTTGAATTATTTACTTGATCTTTTAAATCTATATTAAAATTAGGTCCATTTATATTAACTGTATCTTCAATTACTATAGGATCATCTTCAAAAATTACTTGGTAAGCTCTTGGTTCTTCAACTGTTGTTACTATCCATAAAGTAGAATTAATATCTAGATCTTCTGGTAGAGGAGAGTATAGTTTAACTAAAATAGAAGGGTTGTTAGGATTACTATTTTCTATATTTAAGTTATTAGCTATATATAAATTATTAGCTCCAAAATTTAAATAAAAATCTAAAAAATATTCGCTATTTTCTCTTTCTTGTATAAGCTGTAAGGATTGTTCAACTAAATCTAAATTAGATAAATCATTACTACTTAACCTTAATTCAGTTCTATCAGTTGATATTGAAGAAATAAATAAAGATTGTAAATTTGAACCTATTTTTTTATTTAAAAAATTAAAATAAGTATTATATTCCCCAATACTTTCAAAATTTTCTTCTACAGCTTTACTAGGGTCTATTAAAATAGTAGAAAGCTCTCCTGTAAGAGAAGATTGACCATTATTTAAAACTGTATAATCTGAAAAGTTATAATTTTCAAAAACTACATTATTAGAACTATCATATACAAAAAATTCTATATAACTTTGAGGAGTAAAAGATGTTGGAATATCATTAGATGATATTAAATTTGTTTCACTTTCTGAATAAGGTTGTTGTGAAAAACTTAAAGGATCTATTTCAATTACTTGACTTGCCATTTTTTATTTTAATGTTTTAATATCCACCACCTGTTGACCCACCACTACTAATTGATCCACCTGTGTTTGTTGTTGTAATAGATCCTACATTACTTATAGGTTCAATTCCATTTATTTCCTCATCAATACTAATTCCAGTTTGTGCTTCTATTAACTGTTTTTGGGTGTCTAATAATTCTATTCTTAATTGTGCTATTTCGTCTTGTAATGCTTCTATTTCTTCATTAGTTTTTTCAAAATTAATATATTCACTACTTTGTTTAATTAAATATTCATGAGAGTTAGTAGGTCCTTTTTCATTAATATCATAAAATAATTCATCATATAATTGAAAAAATTCACCAACAGTAGGGGTTTCTTCAAGTTGTTGTTGAGGGGTTTTAACTCCTAATTGTTTAAAAGAGGTGTCAATAATTCTTTCATACTGTACTTTATCAAATACTTGCTTATTAAACTCTACATTTTCACTCATCCATTAATAACTTTAAAATAATAATTATCATCAAGTATTAAAGTAGAACCATCTATTTCAGTTTTAATTAAAATTTTATAATATCTTTCAGGTTCTAACCCACTCATATAAACATCAAAATAGTTCCCTCTATTATCAGAACTAATTTGAGTATATTGAGTATCGAAATTAATAACAAATTCATTAGTAGCCAAGTCTTTTATCGCATAATATGAAGAAGTTGGTAAATAGTTTATATCTGTAAATAGTGAACTTGTTATTTGGTAACTTCGAGTTGGGTATAGTGGGCTTACATTTACATGAAATCTATTTATACTACTAGGTTGGAATTCTCCTTGATTATCATCTAATGATAACTTAATTTGTTTTGTAGATACAATAGATGAAGAATCAGGGGTTATTGTAGAATAATCTCTCCACCTAAATTCAAGTTGTGGAGGGTAAATAGTATTAGTATCTACACTATAATATTTTAAAATAGGTTGCATACTACTACTGGGATGAAATTCAGCACTAGAACTTAATTTTGTTAAAAATCCATAATTAGGAATAGATCCACTATACCATAGTTTTGTAAATTCTTTAACATTTAGTTCTAAATCTTTATTAGATCTTAAACCAAAAGATTCAGTTACCTGTGGGATTAGATTTGAAGAGGTAAAAAAACTACCTCCTCCTTGTGTTGAATTTAAAGGATCAAAAGAACCTGTAAAAACATATTCTCCCACATTCCCACTCATGTCCCAACTAGATCCAGAAAGAAAATTTCTAAATTTCCAGGAAACACCATCATTAACCTCAGGTACATCTAAGTAGTGCCCTGTACCATTATTCCATGATTGTGCAGTTGCAAATATTTCTAATTCAACATCCGTATTTATTCCTTGGGCAGTTGCAATATAATTTCTTAAAAATACATCAAATTCTTTTCCTGAAATTTTATTGTCTATAATATCTATTATTTCATTAGTATTAAATTCAATTAGATATCTTGCAACATCAGGTTTAAGATCTATATTTCTAGTATTAGAAACTTCAAGTATAGCATCTAACCCTGTATTCATAGAAGGATACAGGGAATAAAGAGTAGCATCTTTAGTAGGAAAGATTTTATAAACGGCCATTTATAATATTTTATTATAAATATGCAATTATAAAGGAACTACCCTACCTTTAATATCTTCATTAGGATATCTTATTTCAAATATACTAGGATCTAAGGAAGGATAAATTACTTGATTTTGAGTAGCTCCATCTATATCATAGGCATATTGGGAATATCCAGATGTTGTTCCTGCTTTATTATTTATTTTAATTTCTTTTACAGTTTGTACTCCTTCTATTCTATCTAATCGAACAAATAAATCTTTTAAAAATATAGGTTGATTTAATTGCCAATCATCTCTATTAAAATATTCTTGTAAAGAAGTAATACATCTAGTTAAAACATTATTATTATTATAGTTAGGTAATACTATAATTTCAAATTCAATACCTATATTAATAATATAAGCATCTTTAATTTCAATACTATCCCCTATCATTCTATTTTGTGATAAATAAGTTCGCAAGTTTTGTTTTAAAGTATTACCAGCATAGTCAAATTGTCCCTGAGAATTTTGGGTCAGGATATATAAACAAAGAGTTTCTATTGTTGATATTTGTTCATCAGTAATTTTAGGTTTTTCAATATATGCCTTAGTAACTGAACCATAATCAGAAGGCATACTTAAAGCTCTAATTAAATAATCATCAGATGTTACTGCTCTTTTTTGGGATGCTACTAAAGATAAAGTATTTTGTCTAATTTCTTCTAAAGTATCTCCTCCTTTACCTCCAGTAGCTGCTAAAGGATTATTAACAGATACAGAATTAAATACATAATTTGCTGTTGTAGCATTTAAATTTTGTTTATTAAAAGTTATATTATTAGTATTAGATAAATTTATAATAGTATTAGCTTCAACATTTGAATTAACACCACCTCCTTCTAAATATCTTACTGTTAAAGTAGTATTTGAAGGTGCTATACCATAAGTATCAGTATAAAGAAAATTAGTAGGGGAATAAGCAACTGTTAGTTTATCTTGTTTAAATGGTAAACCTAAACCTACATTATTAGGATTAGGAACAATTTCTTCAGTCGTGTCATTAGGGGAGCCTGCACCAAATTGAAGTTGAATTTCATTTAAAGACCTAATTCTGGTAGAAAATCTTCTTTGGGATTTTAATAATTTTAAAATATAAGGTATATTATTCTCTCTATTAGGATCATTAATATTAGTATTAGAAATAGAATTAAATACCATTTCTTGTCCTAAATGATCTACTTCATACCATAAATTCCCATCACTATCTTTTATATCTAATATTTTTATAAAATTATTTGAACTAAAATTTACTGTAGGAAAAAGTTGTGGGGAAGTAAAATTAAAAGAAACGGTTTTAATAGTTGAAGAAATAACATTTCTACTTTTCTTTAAAAGATAATACTGGGGTTGATTTCCTGAAACTTGATAAACTGTTATTTCTGTAGGATCTTGTGAGCTAGAAACAGTGAAATCTATTTTATCTCCTAAAATAAAACTAATAGAGTTTGAAGATATAGTTGTATTTTCATTTATAGTTAATGCATAATCAAAATCAGGTACAACGTCTGGTCCTACTGTTTTAGAGGGGATTTGTTGAAAAAAATCAACAGTAGCTTGAGCAGCTGAGGAGAGTTTTGGTTTATACCCAAACATATATGCTAGTTCAAATATATTATTAGATTGTCTAGCATATTGTATAAAATTTTCTTGAATTTGGTTATCTAAATAAAAACTTAAAACATCCCCTACATACGAAGCTTGTTCCATAAACATCATCCCTAAAGAAACGGGTGAAAAATCATTATAAGTTTGTGGAAAATAAGTTTGAGAATAATCTATTAACCTAGATCGAAAACTATTAAAATCTCTATTAATATATTTTATATCTCTTTTTAATTTATTAGCCATTTTATAAATTTATTATTATCTCATCTGAGATATTAGTACTAGGTACTGAGTATTTTATATTAATAGTTATTCTATTTTCTTCAGAATTTCCTGTTAATATAACATCATCAATAGTTAAAGTAGGAAAATTTAAACTAAGTTTACTGTTAATATCTTCTCTTAAAAAATCTAGGTTTTCGTTATTTATTTGCTCAAAAATAAATTCTCTTAATCCCCCACCAAACCCAGGATTAAGATACCTTTCTCCAGGGTTAGTAAGAAAAAAATTTATTAAACTACTTTTTATAGCATCTTTTGTTTGATAATTAGACTTAAATACAGCATTACCGTTTAAAGGAAGATCTATTCCTACAGCAGTACTGTTATCTAAATCTAAAGGGTTTATTTGTCTAGCACCAAATGCCATTACTTAGTATTTAATAAATTCATGATTGTATTCATTCCAACTTCACCATTGCCTAAATTTCCATTTACAGGATCTACTCCTTGAGGGTTAAAAGAAGAAACATCTTTACTAGTCATACTTATAGCAGTCTCACCCATTATATCAGCATATTTTTGTTTAATATCCATAGTGGGTTCTGTATAGGTTGGTTTTGGGGATGGTGGAGGTGTTATATTAGGTTGTATAGATTCTCTTACAACTTGTGTTTTAGGAGCTTTAACAGCTTCTAATAAAATATCCTTCAATTCATCTTGAATTGCTTCTTTTACTGCTTCTTTAATTAATTTTTTAAGTACTTCGGTTTTCATATATGTTTATAAATATAGGGTTAATCTGCTTTTAAATCATTTGTTTGTATATAGAATACTAATTCATCTATAAGTATCTGGTCAATTGAACTAAATGAATATTCTCCTCTTAACATTACAACACCACTAGGGTTTGTTGCTGTGGCTCTTCTTCGTTTTAAAGGATTTGTAGTTATTTCAGTTTCTATACCCATAGTAAAACCATTTACTGTAGAAATCACGGGAGATTCTTGGTTTGATTGTTCTTCTGTTAAAGCTGTTAGTTCAGAAGAAAGCTGTTCTTGGGTTAATTCATTTATATCTTCATTTCCTTGAGAACAATGAGCTATTAAACTATCAAGTAAATTTAGATATGTTATAGTTTGCACTAAAACAGCGCGTAAAATATTTAAGGTTAAAAATACATCATTTATAATTTTATTAAACTGTTCGGTTTTATCTAAAACATCTTTTTTAATGTCATCTACTTTAGTTATAACTCCTGCTGTAACTCCAGGTATAGCTGTTGGAAGTGCAAGTTGAGCTATATCTATCCCTCTTACTACAGCAGTAAATACTTGAGTTATAGATCTAGTTATTCCTATTATTTTTAAAGCAGTTTCAATAGTTTTTTGTGCATTATTTAACTGTTTAACTAATTTATTTTTACGTTTTATTAACTTTTTAATTTCTTCTGGTGTAGGGCATACAGAATTTTTAACTTCATCTTTAATTTTATCTTTGTTATTTTGATAAAGTTCATTTAATTTAGTTATTCCAAACTTAGCTATCATTCCTATTATCATAGGAATTAACACCTCTTTTAGTTTATTTAAAAGATCTATAAGTTTTTGATTTTGATACCATTTAGAATTCTTTTTTGTATTTACTGCTTCTTGTACTGGGAGTTCAGGTACTAGAAGACTATTTAAAACATCATTATCTAATTGGACTTTAATAGGGTTTAAACCTATTATTCCTAAGTTATTTCTATAAGAACCATCTCCTTTAAATGGTATAAAACTTTTCTTTTCATAATCAACAGCAGTTATTTCTAATTTAGTTATTTCTTCTTTATCATCTTTTTCCTCTTGGGTAGGTTGATTTGGAGTTACTATAGGTCGATTAGAATCAGTACAATCAAATTTAACCCTTTCAACTATTGCATCTCTATTTATAGTACCTGAGGTTTTTCCTACTAATGTATCAGGTGGAGCTAGTGTCCAGTTAGGAAAATTTTGTTTATATTTTCCATATAATCCTATAAAATAATATTCAACAAGTCCATCTTCATATGTTAACCTTTTATAGTTATAAGCTCTATCATGATCAGTATTTATACATTCTTTAGGAGGTGGGGGAGAGGGTTTAGTTAATGATGGAACATCTAAAGAAAACATTCCTATATCATCAGTAAGTGTAGACAAAGTGCCATACTGTATGTTAGCTCCTTCTATAGGTTCTAAAGTTTTTTTATCTACAACAGTACCATATAATGTATCTTGTTTAGGATCTTCAGAATTTTCAACTATATTACTAGTTTGAGAAGTTTCAGGAGGGTCAGGATTAGGAGTTGAAGTTGGTTGTCCTGCTTTACAGTCAAATTTAACTTTTTCAACAATAGCATTTCTTCTAATTGTACCATAACTACCATCATCTACTGCTTCAGTCCAATCAGGAAAACGAGATTTATATTTACCATAATTACCTACAAAAAAATATTTTATAGTCCCGTCTTCTTGAATACTTTTTTTATAATCATAAGCTTTATCATGGGTTGTATTTATACATTCTGTAGGGGTTACTGTATTACCTGGAGTTTGGGTTGTTGGATTGGTAATTGATTGGTTGGATTCTTTTTCTGTTATAGTATTTACAAACCTAAGATCTTTTTTAGTATCTCTTAACCAAAAATATACATCAAAATCCATCTGCATTATTATACTTTGATCATTTGTAGTAAAATTTGAAGGTATTATCCCAGCATCTGATGCATTCATTAAATCTATAGCAGTTAAAGAAGTTGCTATATCTTGATATGTTAATACTTTTGGAGTAGCCATTATTCTACTTTAACTTTATTAGATTTAATATTTGATAATATAGAGCCTGGGTCATCCTTAATTTCTAGGTTACCAATAATTTTTTCTATAGATGTTACTATATTACTACCTATTATTTGGTCTAAAGAATCAGGAATAGGAGCACCAGTTGGCCATTTTTCTCTTACCGCAGTAGTTTTACATACTTGTCTTAAAGCTACTAATATAAATTTAATAATATCATGTGTTTTATCTCCTAATAAAGCAGGTTCAAGATTACTAGAACCAATTTTTATTTCAGTATCAGCATGCATTGAAATATTTTTTGATTCTAAATTTACACTTTCATTAGATAATAAACCTACTGATTTTTGTGCACTTAATAATATACTATCCTGTTTAGCATCTATAACTATTCTATCTGAATTTAGTAATATTTGTGGGTTAATATAAATAGATGGAGAGATTGGTTGATTTGTGTATGATTTTAACCCATTAACAAAATCACCTGAAGTTGGTGAAAAGGGTAATGTTTGATATGAGGTTAAATAAATAGAGGATAAATCATCTTTAGCATTTTCAACAATAGGCTCAGCTCCAAAAGAACTTGCTTTTCTACTTTGCCCATTTCTAATTATCATAATAGGATCACCATTATTTCCTGCTGAAGAATAATTATTTTGAATACGACTATTTGATTTAGCTGTTGAACCAAATCTTATACTTTGCCCCCATCTTCCTTCATATAAAATATCTCCACTATAATACATTAAAGGTTTAATATTACTTTTTTCTATAAAAGTATTTTGGGATGGGTTTGATGAATTAATTACATTTTTTATGTCTTCTGATCCTTCTTCATCTTTTATATTAAAAACCCCTAATTCAGAAACATCTTCATATGACATTTTTTGAGAAGATGGTTTTAATTTTACTGTAGGAGAAGGAGATTGGTTAGAATGAGGAGATAATACTCCATAATCACTTATAGGAGTTGATTCGTATACCCAAATAGGTGTTGGAGAATTAGGAGCAGAATTAGAAAAACATTTTACATTTTCTCCTGGGATTGGAAAATTTTTATTATTTGGGTTTGATGGTTTTGCTGTATATGTCCTAGAAGTTGAAGAATTTTGAGATGTTTTTTCTACTCCAAATATAGTACCTATTTGAGAAAAACCTAAATTAGGATTAAATTTTGGATGATTTTCATCTAAAATAATATCCTTTACTTTTAATATTAAATTACTTTTAGGTGAAGAAACTTCATTAGTATTCCCCATACTACCCCCTAAGGAGTTGTTAACCATATTACCTAACCCAAACTTATGTGACATTACCCTTTAGGTTTAAATTTTTCTATTTCAGTTAAAAGTTGTTTTTTTTCATCTTCAGTCATACCAAATCCTTCTTCTTCTGATTTATTAGAAGATAAAGCACGTTGGATAATTGTAGACATTTTAATTAATTGTTCATCGTTTTTAATGCCTAACTCCATATATTCCTTAATTAAAGGAACTACTAAAGTAGCATCACCAATATCATTAATTAAAGGTTTTAGTTCACCTATTAAGGCAGAAATTTGAACTTCTTTTTTCTTTTGATTGTCGTAAATTTCTTTTAAAATATCAGAAAATTTTTTCTTTCCAAAAATGTTTGATTCTAGATTTCCCATACCATTTATTTATAAATATAAAAAATTGGGGGAATTAGAAATTAATATACCCATTTTCTATGTAAAAAACATATTGCTTTCTAAATATACCATATAAACTATTAGCTATTTTAGTTATTTTTGGTGTTTTTACATCAGGTAACATTTCATGTATATAAATGTATAAAGCTTTTTTATTGAATACATCTATGGAATCTCTTTTTCTAAATAATTCTAATATTGAATCTGCAATTTGTGCGTCAATATTTTTAGGGTATAAATTATATATGTTATTAGAAACATGTTCAACAAATTTATCTATAAAATATGATAATTTATCATCTGGGGAATAATCTATAGAATAAGAATGTGTATCATCTTTTTCTAATTCACCAACTGGAACTGATGAAATTTTCTTTTTATAATTTTTCTCATTATATAATATACACCATCTTTTTACAATAGTACCAAAATATGAATACGCTTTAGCTGGGGTTATTTTAATTAATTTATCATAACATTCTGTAGATATATTAAGTGTATTAACATAATCTTGAATATCCTGGGGGGAACATTTAATTTCATTTTCAGGCATGTGTTCTATAAAACTACCACTATATTGTTCTCCAAATTCTTTATGTATTATTTTCCTAATTTTATTATCAGCACTTTTTACAGGATGAAATAGTTGCATTTTTTCTAATAGAAATACTTCAATTTCATGTTGTAAATGTTCTAAATTTTCTACTTCTGTGTGGTAAAATTTAAAGGTGTGTATAATATTTTGTGTTAATTTAAAGAAAGGATAGTGTATTTCCTTTTCATATATTTTACTTCTTTCATGAGAACAAGAAGTACTATTATATAGCATAATAGCATTCTCTGTATCCTTAGTAAAATAATTTTTACTTTTTGCTTTGCGGGGAGCCATAAATCATTTAATCTTTTTTACTGTAAATTCATTTAAAATTTCTTGAATTTGTAAAATCGAATCAAATATAACCCCTACATCATCATCTTTTTCAAATATTCCTTTATTGTCTACTTCTTTTAATTTTTTATTAGAAATTTCAATTACTCTAGAAAATTTATCTAAATATTCCATATAACCTAAAAGAATATCTTCTGATTTTTCTTGTTTTTTCATTAAATTATAGGTTGTCCATCCTAAAATTATAGATAAAACTGCTAATACGCAAACGGCTACTATTAAAACTATCATAAATTTTCTAACATATTTTTTAATCCATCACTTTTCATCGAACCTAAAGCCTTAGTTTTAGTAGATAACTTTTTAGATGAATTAGGTGTTGTCCCCAATGTATAATTTTCTTTTAGCTTATCCAAGGACCCTTGTTCACCTTTTAATTTAGGTAACCATTCACGTTCAAATTCAACACGGGCTGCCATTAAATCAGCCTGGTGTACTATAAAAGGTAAAGATGTACGTGGTTTTTGTTCTGGCATAAATGCAAATAGATATTTTTTATTTGCTTCATCGTATAAACCATCATGCGTCTGGATAGTTAACATTTCATTAAATGAATATTGTATACCATGTGATTGGAGTAAGAATAATCCTCTATCAGGAACCGAAGCGAATTGTACTTTTTTATTAAACATGTAATCCTCACCTAATTTATCACGTCTCCATTTATCAGTCTGTGGGATGTAAGATTCATTTTCTTCATCACCCATTTTACCTAAATCATGGTTAATAGCAGAAAATATTAATTCTTCAATAGTAAATGTAGATCTGTCCATTTCAAATTCACACCATACATCATAAATTTTAAGTGATGCTGCAACAACACGATTTACATGTTCAACATATCCTCCTGGAAAAGCATTATGATATTCTTTTTTATGAGCAGCAGGCATTAACATAATGCGCTCTTCATATTTTTTATAAAAATCTAATAATTTTTCTTTTCTGGGGGAAGAAATATATCCTTCAATGTTATTTAGGAATATTTCCCAATTATCTTGGATTTGTTCTGGGGTTAATTTCATAACTTTTATTTTAATTTAATTTTCTCTTTCTATTATTGATTCTATATCTTGTCTTAACTCTAATATTTCTTCAATAATTTTTTTTCCTTTAAAAATATCATTTTCACTAAGGGCTAAACGTGTTTGTTTAAGTTTTCCTTCTAAAGTTTGCATGCGTCTCAATAATAACTCTTTATTTTTCATTTTTTTATTTATTTATTTATTTATTTATTTA